AACGTAGAGCCGATTGTGCCAAGCACTGCAGTGCGCCGCGCCACATGCCCAAACGAATACTGCTCATACCCACCCTCAGAAACCACCGAGGAGCAGATCTGCTTGAGCGTACCAGCTACAGCAACGGACGAAACAATCTCATAGCGCACTGGCAAGATGGCCGTGCTCATGTACACCGTCGTGATGTCGTTGGCATTTTCAAAAGTGTGGCAGACAATGTACTCGCCATTGATGATGAAGCCGCACCGAACAGATCCGACGCCCAGCCATTCAAAGTCCATCCACAGGATCTGGGCCTTGGCGGGATCTAGGGTGTACCCTGATGCTCCAGTGCCATCGAGCTTGTCGCCATTCCAGTTTGCTTGGTTGACTGTGCGGACATCACTGGGTGTACCGGGGGTGGGGATGGAGTTAGACCGTAGGACGAACGAGTAAACACCGTCTACCTTCTGGAAGAACACACCGTTTTGCGTGTTGTAGTAGCCCACACGCTGGGTCAGCCCCGTGTTCAAACTAGCGTCCATCGTGAACGTAGCAAGCACCAACAGACCCTTACCCGGCTGGTAAGGAAAAACCCGATATGTCTGCTTGATCACCGAACCGACACCACCAGCGGTGACGGACATATTGACGGAGGCTTCATTAGTTACGTATGTAGCACTGCCCGTCCCGGTGGTGGTTGTATCAAACTGAGCATCTGCTTCGTAGCGTTGCTGGGAATCAAAGAGTGTGTAGGGGGCACTGATACGCAACCGCCCAAAAGCATCGACGTTGGTGCCACCGATGGAGATTGGCACTGGGCTATTGGTAGTTGCCACGATTTGCCCTAACAATTGATCGAGCTGATTAAAGTACAGGCGTAAGATGTTTATCAAATTCTCAAAATACGCCCGATCATATTCTCCTGTCGGCTTTGGCAAAGCAGGAGCAACAAACCTCTTAATAATCGTGGCCCATATAGTCATGACTTACGCCCATCTGGCCGAATATCCAGGCGACATGCTCCAAGTTGCCACTGCACTCCCAGTGCATCTGAGGATATTTTGATTGACATCTGCCTACCACGAACCCGGATGTTTACTTGCTGTGTAAACTGTTCAATAGGTACGGTTGCAACGCGGGCTATTGCAGCGTTATCAGTCCCCCCAACAGACGCTGGGGAGTTGTACCCAGAACCAGAATTTTGGAGGGGCAATAATGTGAGCGTGGCACTGGGGTTCAAAGCTGAAGACCCCCGGAAAGTAATGTCTGGCAACACTCGCCACACAAAACCAAAACGATCTCCGTCGTCAATATCAAATTCAGAAGACGTGATGTACGACACTATGGGGACAGGAGTCCCCGCCAAACTATCGTCTACACCAAACTCATGGTAAACAAGTCGGTTGCTTGAGGCTGCAATAGGGTAGTCACTTGTCACGTTTGCATCTACCCAGGCATTACGGTTCATAGTCCCATAGTACCAAGCCTTCTCAGCGTAGTTGTAAATTACATACTTGTCTATTTCTGTACTGCTTGCAGAGCAGTAGAACCACCAGATTTCATTAAATTGCTCCACTGTGGAAGCAAAAATCTGCTGGTTTTGGTTGTAGTTAAAGTCGCTAAAAATGTATTGACGAACATCGCATTCCAGCGTGTTTACACGCCCGTCGTACATATAAAACTTCTCTTGCCCCATCCAATAGGTTACACCTGCTGCAACCGCCCAGGCACGGTCACTGAAGATAGAGACATTGTCCGTAAGAAGTTGTGACCCCCAAACAATTGGGGGGCCGAGGTACTGCAACGAGTACAAGGAAGTGTCTGTCCAGACTAGGATTTCTTGGCGAACCTGTCCGACTGCAACGATCTCAGATCCGTGGGATAAGCGCAAACTACCCGCTTGGTTGGTTGCTGCAGGTGCCCAGTTAACCGCACTTTCTTGGTCTGTCCAGCGGATCAACATCGGATCTTGTGCAGAAGATCCGTAATCATTGCAACCAAACGCTAACACAAAACGAGAAGCGTCCGACACCAACATGTGGTTTTGTATCACCGGAACATCTGTGGCTCCAGACAAAGAGCTGAGTGAAACGCCGCGATTAAGCAGCCCACTTGAAGCATCCCAATAATACAAACCCCCACCAATTGGACCAAAAATAAGGTCTTCGCCAAAGTTTTGGTGGTTCCATACACGGAATTCTTTTATGTTAGTACTGCCAGACCCCCAAGTACCACCCCCCCAAGTCCCTGTACCCCAACCGGAAAGCGGGTACTGTATGTCCCCTCCAGTGTTTACTTGGTAATCGGCAGTAACGGTGCCACCACCACCGGGGGGGTTAAGAACCGTAGCCCCTGCGTTACTGCCAGCGTTGATCGTGTAAGTATTGTCGTCAATAACAGTAATTACATACTCACCAGAAATAGTGAGCCCTCCAACGGTAGAAGCACCCGTATACGTAACGTAGTCCCCGGATAAAGCACCGTGGGTCAAATCTGTAACTGTAACTGTGGGGGATCCTGACGTGGTTGCAAAAGGGTTGGTAAGAACAACAGTCCTACGAATGGGAGTAATGTCGTAGTAGACATTCCCAAAAGCAATGTAGTACTTTAAGTTTGTACCTACACCCAGCAACCCTGAGTAGGAAAATGTAGACCACGGCCACAAGGCACGGCAAATGCCAAGGTAGGTGTTTGTAGAGTACGGCTGCCACCCACCAATTTTTTCCGGCGTGCCCTGACGAAAACGAATTTTGTCCCCGTCATACCAACCGCCTTCGTTGGTATACCGTGTGTTCTCCCGGTTGATACCGGGCTTTGGCAGGATTTTTTTGAGTGCCATAGTTACCCCAGCAGCGCCGCCTCTGCGGCTCTACGCTTGACCAGACCGGGCAGTACACGCCCGCCACCGCGCACCCACAGATCCAACTGTTCTTTGGCCCCTTCCCAGTCCAGCGCACGTAGTTTGCGCCGTAAGGTGGAAGTCTGCAGTCTACCGGACCCAAGGTTGTACGTGAAGTCAGCGATGGCACAGAATTGCCGCCACTGTCCGTTTTGTACGCTCCACGCAAAGAGTTCAGGACATTGACGGATTACCGCAGGTGCACAGACTCGGCGTAGTTCATCCATTAGCCAAGCGTCGGCAATATCTCGTGTGATAGGTGGGTGCTCCATCGTGACCTTGGAGCCGTCAGGCTTGTAGACCGTCCCCCAACCAATTGTGGGGTAGCCAGCGGGGCAGATGTACGGGTAGATGAGCCCGTCTGCACCTACACGATGTAAGCCTTCAAACTGCTTACAAAGCGCTACGGCTACGTCGAGATTCACGCAAGCCCTCGTTGCTTCAAAGTTCTATCCAAGAACCAGAAATTTATGGTCCCGGCCACTAACGCCGCGAAGTCGGGGGTCATCATGGTTTTGAACACTTGCTCAGGCTCAGCACCAGACAGCCAAGCATTCCATGCAAACCAAACATGGACAAATGACCACAGAAACAAGATCCAGTAGGTAACCACCGGACGGACTGAAGCAGAAAGGCTGGCGACCCAGCCCCCTGCAGCTTTGACCATTTCAGTCTGCTGATCAAGCGCAGACTTGAAAGCATCCAATACGCCGACATCCACGGCCATGCCATGCTGAGCACCAATCTCCTGCAACTTCTGCGCACCGCGCATCTGCTCCAGTTGGCACTGCTGCTCAAACATTTTGAGTTCATGCAGGCGCTCGTTTTTGCGGTCCAAGAACTTCAGGACTTCCGGGGCAAGGCGGAACAAGCCACCAAGAAGGGAGCCGAGGACACCGCCACCAATGAGATCAATCATGCTGAATCCTCAGAAAAACGCCAGCAAGTTGCCTTGGCTACTTGGGAAGTTGAACGTCCAGTTCACGTTGTTGCCTGCGTTTGTTGAGTTGACTGCGTAGAACGTGTTTGTTGGGGACGCGTTTGAATCCTTAACAGATACAAAATTTGAAACAGTCAAACCACCACCAGCTTTGGTCAAGTTAAACCTGCTACCTGCAGATGCGCTAATAATGGTAATGATATTACCCGCCGTGCCGTTTACACTCCAATTTGTAACTGTTGTAGTCTGCCCATTCGTAAACCGCAATGTATAAGCGTTGGATTTAGTACTGGAGATAGTATTAAACGTGTTGTTGCCGGTAATTGCAACTGTCGAAGCACCAGTGGAGCCACTTACCAAAAACCTGTAATACGTTTGCCCATCCCCGGAAAAAGTATACGTTGACGCTGCGGATGCAGCTATTTCAACCGTAGATGTTTCTGAAAAAAGAGCCGAAGTACCGCTTGCGATATAACTCCACGCAGAAGTTCCAGTGGCTCTCCATGTTCCAGACCCCATGTAAATAGTTAAATTTGGGGAGGAGATGTATCCAGTTGTAATGTTTTGAACAGAAAACGTATTAGAAGTAATGTTATAACCATTAGCTTCAAATAATCCACCATAAATATATACATCTGTTTGAACGGATAAATCCGCGCTCAGTTTATAGTTACCAGAAAAAATTGCAGTGTACAACTGCTTTCCGGCGGTGTTTACGGTATTAGCTCCATCCCCCAAAAAATATAATCCTTTGCTGTTATTATTAAACGTCAAAGCCGAGCTTAGTGTGAAACTCTTATATACTTCAATATCTACCCCAAGGGAGATCACGCGAGCGCCTAGAGCCCCTGCGTTCAAAGTACCGATACGGGGCATGTTAAATATATATGTGCCAGCCCCAGTATTAGCATCAAACACAGCGGTGTCTTGCGGTAGGGGGACTGACGCGCCTACCGCGCCCCCAGAAGTAGCCGACCAGACAGAGGTGTTGGAAAAATTGCCCGCAGCCACTGCATATCGAGTTACGGCTGTAGGGAATGTAATGTCAGAGTTATTACCAAGATCCCCTACACGCTGCCCAGATAGCGCCCACGGAACCGCCGCACCGTTGGCATTGATATCACGAAAGTCCGTGTCTTGAATAGACACCGCAGCCGCAGTAATTACTCTTTGCGTACCCCGAATGTTGCTGTAAATAATGTTACGGTCTTGAACACTTGTGCCATTGCTTGTGAAAGTGCCGGATACAGTTATATTTGCAGACAGCCCAACCTGTGTATATGCCGCGCTTGGTACTATGGAGAAATTATTAAATGTGGTTGCAGCAGCCAATTGGACAAAGGGTATACTACTACTGTTGACCGTCACGTTGTACAGCGTATGTGGTCCACCCGAGAGTATTTGCAAGACGCCAGCTGTTATTGACGATGTGCCAGCGTTTATAGTGCCACCCGATATAGTCAAAATAAAGATACACGTTATTGAGGAGGATCCCAATACTGTAGTGCCGCCGGTGCAGGCAAACGAATCGCAGGATATGTTGTAGTTGTTTGTGGTGAATGTTCCGTTGTTTATTTCTATTGGTGCAGTATTGGTTAAGGCATCTTGAAGCGTCCAACCACCGCCAGAACCAATAAATATTAGCGCGGAAGCAGCAACACTTTTACCATTTGTGGTGATTGTCTTTCCAGAAGTGGTGGCGGCAAACACCAGACTGCTTCTTGCAGACCATGTCATGCCAGCAGATACAACCAAGTTACCGTATATGTATATTTCCGGCGTGTTTGAAACACTAAAGATTGTGCCGGTGAAGCCGGTAAAGTTTAAGTTATTGCAGTTAGCGTTGACTGTTGCAATCGTTACAGTACCCGCACCTGAATTAGCGTCAAAAAATACGTTGTCGGCTGAAGTAGGCACCGAAGCGCCGCCAGCACCACCGGAAGTGGTGGCCCATTTAGTACCTGCGGTTCCATCCCAGTTGGCGGTACCGCCAACCCAATAACGGTCTGCCATTTAGGTCTCCGAGGCGATGCCAACTACGTCCCAGTACCCAGCATCCGAGTTGTACATGCAGCCGACGTAGATAGTCTTGTTGATCGTGGTGGTTGTAGGCAGCACCGTACCAATCACTCTGTACCCACCCAGCGCAGTTGTCCAAGTAATCGTTCTGGAAATCCCGTTGTCTTTGATGCGCAGAATTAACTTCTGCCCGTTGACAGGTGTACCTGATGGTGCGGCAATCGTGGGGTTGGTCGCTAGCGCAGTGACTGTGTAAACGTCACAAGTATCCGCAGTGGGGGTGATCGTAGTTGCGCTTGCAATCGTGTCAACGCGGGGGTTGACCCGTTTGTTTGTCAGCGTTTCTGTTCCCGCCAGAGTAGCCAACGTACCCGTAGTGGGCAACGTAATAGATGTAGTGTTTGTCGCTGTCAGAGTTACGCTAAAAGCACCGACCGTGGTAAACGCATTGGCAAACGTTGCGTTCCCTCCAAGAGACAACGTAAACCCACCGATAGTAAAACTACTCAGGTTTGTGATAGCGTCTACAACATCGGTGCCATTGCAGTACAGCGCCATCGTTTTACCGTTAGGTACGGTGATCCCTGTACCCGACAGCGTCTTTAACGTCAGTGCGTGACCCCCGGTGACGTTGTTGTAGAGAAAATACAGCTTACTGACTGAAGGGCAGATGACGTTTCTTGCCGCTCCGGGGGAGCCGGTAGCCACAATGAACATCTTTCGGGCTTCGTTTACCGCGCCATCAGTGTTGGTCAGCGTGTAGTTTGTAGCACCGATAGTAATGTTGGCTGTCCCGGCCACCGCATCATCCACTAGCTGCGTAATGCCGGTATTGACGATGTTCCCCCAGGTGCCGGAATTCTCTCCCGTGGCGGGAAGTGTCAATTTTAGGGACGTGGTATAGGTTGACGGCATGATTTACCTTACGCGAAGCGAAGAAGCGCCGTGGTGGCAGTGGGCGCAGGAAGCTGCACTGTGAAGTTTGGACCCGCAACCTTGTCGGCACCGAAGTCCAGAACTGCAATAGCCCGGTCAGCCTTGGAGGTGTTGTAGATCAGCGCCCCTCGGGCCGTGAAACTCACGCTAGTCCAGGCAGGGTTATCAAACGTACAGTAGGCAGTGGTGCCGGAGAGCAGGACTTGCACGTTCGTGAGAATTACGCCCCCTGCGGTATAGCCCGTACCAGAGACCTCGCCCGTGGCCGTGTAGACCGTGGTGTCAGCACCAAGAGAAGCGGCGCTCGTATAGAGCGCCATCTTCAGGACATCGGTATCCAGATCATGAATACCCAGCCATGACTCCTGTTTGAACGAAGAGCATAGCGTTTGCACCAAGGCCATTTAGATCACCTGTGTTCTCACTTGACCCGTCCGGTAAGCGTCGGTTCTATTTTTCCCATCACCCAAATTCTTTAGCAACGTCAGCGACTGCACGTACTGCTTGTCCACCTCGGCCACAATGTCGGGCTCCTGCTTCATGAACCGAGCAGCCTCGACCAACACCGCGTTGAGCAGTACGGACTCAAAGTTGTCGCCCAGCCATGTGTTGGTGGCCGTGACGATGCTCTCGGGGTAGTAGAAGTAGTTCAGTTCAGCAGACAGCAGCGGCGACAAAGGCGGCGTGGGGCCAAACAAGAACCGTTGCACCAGCGGCGTGGTGGTGCCGTTCAGCGCGTAGTACTTCGGAGTCCCGGTCACTGCAGGGTCAGGGTACGACTCACGGATAAAGTTCACATCCTTGTTCAGGAGGAACTCGTAGCTGCCCGTAGCCAGCACCACCGCAAGACTGTAAGCCGACAAAAAGTCCGTGGGCGCGTTGACGTTCTGCCCCGTCAGAGACAGCGTGGAAGTTTTGCGTAGCGTGGGGAGTTGGACCGCGTTGTAGATGCGCTGCTCTGCCAACTTCGTCATTGTGGCAAAGTCAGTCGCCGAGAACGTGTTCTCGACGTAGTCCTCAACAGCGGTCTTCAACTCGGAGTAGTTCACTTTTTGGACTTCCCGCCAAAAATTTCTAAATTACGCCATCGGCCCACGAGACATGAAGCCCCGCGTAGCAGCACCAGACCCACGCTGCTTGATGCCGGAAGTTTTGGCAGGCGGAGCAGGATGCTTGGAGATGTTGTTCACCACCATGCAGAGATCCCGAGGGTTCTCGGCTTCCTGGGGGTATGCCTGCTTGGCAGGCGGCAGCTTTGTGATCTTGCCCATAGTTCACCCCGTCTTCTGGTTCATGGCGCGGGAAAGATTCTTCCCGTACTTCATGCGGTCGTCAGTGGTCGGACCGCCCTTTTTGAATCCCTTGCTGTGCATGGCCTTCACGTGCTTGCCAACTTCTTCCTTGGCGACCTTGCGCATTGCTTTTTCCATCATCGCTCCTTAAGCGGTAGATACCGCGACTATACCGACTAAACCCTGCCCGACCAAGCTATTCGGCGTCAGGGGCGCATCAAAACCACTGGACCCGCCCACAGGAGCCCAGCCCCACTCAATCACGCGACTGCCTTCACCAATGGTCCCAAGAGCAGTTTGGCCTGAGGCATACCAAGTGTTCGTGTCTGGACGAGGATCACGTATAGCCTGCGGGTCGCTGACCGGGTACATACCAAGCTGCAACTGTGGCTGATCCGGTGTCCAACATTGGGGGCACGCCTTGATTGCCGTTCGCTTGGTCTTTACCGTCAGGTTCTTGAGCTTCTTCAGGTCAAAGCGAAACCCACAGACATCGCAAAAACCGAATGCCTTTGCGCCGTTTGCAAAACGGTTGGTCATGAAATAAAGGCTTCACGCGGTACGAATCGTACCGACGCCTTCTCACGGTCTTCCGTCGAAGCCAATTCCCAAGCCTCGTCGTACTGCTGCTTCAGCATTGGCATGCGCTCCAGCGCGTCAGGGAGCTTCATAGACAGGTAATACGCCAAACCCGCCACCAACGCATTGAGGAAGCGGAACGGGATGTCCTGTGTGTACGTACCACCCACGCCAGCGTCCTGAATACGGCGCAGTCGCCAGTAAACGAACGTGTAGGTCTGCGAGTTGTCGGGCACGGGCCACACCGTGAAAGTCGGAGCAGGCTGCAGGCGGTCGATCCACACCTGAATTGGCCTAGCTGTCTGCAACTTGTTCGGGATGGAAGCGTAGGTAGAGACACTGATGCGCGTGATGGTCAGATCCACTTGCGTCGAGACATTACCCGCGCCCGTGCGAATCACGTGCTCCATCAGGTCTACCGTGTCAGCGGGGAGGGTGTACGTGGCTGTGCCAGGAGTCAGGACTTGTTGCCCCTGCTCGATAGTCCACATATTGATGCCACGGTTCGCCCAGTCTGAGAACATCAGATTCAAGGAACGACGGGCAGTCTTCAGGTCATAACCCGTGCGCAACTCAGCACCACAACGCTCAAAGGCTTCTTCAACAGCCTCGTTGAGGTCGAGATTGAACGTAGCGGTGCCGGATGTGGTCATGGCTTACTTTGCTGTCAACGCGGAACGTTTGAAGGCTTTGGCAGTAGGAGCGCCGGGAGAACCCGGTTTACGCATCTTCTCACCCGATCCAGCGGCAATCCGCTTGCGCTTGGCATTGATGTTGGCATAGAGACCAACTTCTCCACCTTCTGCGTACTCGACAAAATCGGTGTTGTCACGGCGTGCGCGGCGCTTTCCGTCCTGAAGGAAGTCGGTGTTATCACGGCGCTTCTTCACCACACCCTTGCGGATGGCTCCCATGCCACGCGAGGCCATCATACAAACTTGCCCCTGGTTTTGCCACGCCGCTCGCAGCCCCCGCCACGAATAGAACCGCCTTTGGCGTATCTATTTTTACCCGCAGCGATATCTTCATCACGGACTGCGTGCATAGCATCCACCATGCCCTGGAAGTTTTCTTCATCCTCCAACTGCTGACGGGCTTCTTTGGTCAACTTGACACGGTCTCCTGTGGCAGCACGGTCAATAGCTGACCCCGCCTTATCTACCATCTTGCGGCCAATACCGGTGGATTCGTCAAGTGCCCGCCCAGCTTCGTAACCACCCTTAAGAGCAGCACCGGCCAACCCAGCCCTGGCACCAAGTCTTCGTGCTGCACGCCCGCCAGCTTCTTTGACAGACTCTTTAGCCCCGCCTTTAACACCAGAAGACTCTACGTTCATCCGCTTACGGACTTTGCCAATGTCCTCAGCAGTACGCTCAACAACATTTTCCGTTGCGCCAGGAATAGATTGCCACCGAGTAGCCATGTCACATCACCTTCCCTACAGTATGGCCCTTGGTAATGCAGCCGTCAGCGCGGGAAGACGCGGAGCCGCCACTTGCGTAGCCCTTGGCTTTACCACCCTTGGCAAGTTTCCGACCCTCGTGGGCTTTCATGCCCGCTTCGTTGGCCTTCTCTTGCTTCATGGCGTCCAGATCGGCTCGGACACCCGCAGGGGGTTTGTCGGCAGGGCGCTTTTTCGCGTGGTACGCGCTCATTTCTGCGGCGGTTGCCCCGCCGATGCCTTTGGATCGCATCATTTTTGGCTCCTCAGCAGGCTTTGCCGCCCATTGCCATTTTCACCATCTTGCCCTTGGTCTTGCCCTTGGTGGCGCAACCATCGATGGAGCCGCCCTTGTTGTAGGCCATGCCGCCGCCCATCATCTTCTTGGCAGGCATCTTTTCCTTCTTGTCCTTCATCATGAAGGCAGGCATCGGTTTCTTCATTTCGGACTCCTTATGGGCCTTGGGCCCGACAAACTTCTCGGCAACGCTACGGGGGATGCCTGTGCCCTTGGGGTCTTTCAGTGCCGCGTACATCAGCCGTTTCTGGGCTTCGGATTTAAGGGGCATTTTGCTTGCTCCGCAGAGTATCTAGCTTGGCCTCGATCCTGTCAAAGCGCTCCAGCAACTCTTTCATGTCGGCCCGGAACTCAGACCGCGTGATGTGGTCGCGGGCAATCTCTTCCCGCGTGCGGTTGAGCAGGATGGAGATGCGGTCAAGCTCCCGGAATTTGGAAGACATGAAGAACGCCACTGCACCAATCAGGATGGTCAGGACGAGGTTCCAGAGAATTGTGGCTTCCATAAGTCACTCAACACTTCCATGCCCTCAGGCTTTTGTTGATACGAGAGTTTGGGTCTTTAGCCGTCTTCTCGCTGGTGAGTTTAGCCTTCATCCCCTTCATCCGGGCACAGAAGGAATCACGGCGTGGGCCACCTTCGGGTTGCGGCGCTTTCAGCCCAGGCTTGCCTGGATTGGCTTTGTTGTAGCTGGCACGGCCTTTGGCATTGAGTCCACCGGCCTCAGACTTGCCTTCAGCCCTCTGCCAAGCAGGTGACTTAGCCATATCACGCCCACACGCGAAGAGGAGTTACGGGAGGTGGTGTTACCAAGAACACATCCAGCTCAGGCGCAGGCCCGATGTTGCGCACGTTGGCGTGGTAGCCCGTGTACGGCAGTGGCTTGTAGTTCTCAGGCACCGGATCAGGCGCAGGCTCGTAGATCGTGCCGATCATGTCCACCGCAGTGAACTTGGGCGTCAGCGTCACGTTGCCTTCGTCGTCAGTGGCTGAGTCGTACAGGACCGAATAGGCCTCTTCCTCATCAGCAAAAACAACCATGTAGTCGCAGTAGCCCTCGGTGACGATGGGCTCTGCTGGGGCTTCAGCAAGCACCTCGGGAGGTGCTTCTAGCGTGTCAACGGTGTCGGTCATTGTGTTATTGCCTGAAGAGTTGCGTTGGGTAGGCGTTGGTTGTAGTAGCTGATGGAGCGCAATCGCCCATTGATGTAGTTATTGTTTGAAAAACCATCAAAACCAAGCGCCACCAGAGTGCCCGCCCCTGCTGAAAAAGCCACGGTAGAAGTTACGGCAGTGCCGCCATTGGCAGAAATTGCATTGCTGCCCGTCAGATAAGCAGACGCAACTTTGTTTGTTCCCGGTACAGTTACAGACGGACCCGTGCTTGTAATTAGATCCGCTACAGCGCGAATGCTTGAACGCGCAAGGCCGCTTTCTATGCGGGTTTGGAATACCTGCGAACCGCCTCCAAAAACAACCCCTGTGGCAGTAGACCCAATCATGGTTGAAAACTCAGTAACCACCGTCCCCTGATCCTGCCGATACCAAGTCGCAAAGTTATCCCCCAGCATCGACGCATTGTCCGCTGCTCGGGTGACTTGGGAGGCTACTGTGGGGATGTACGATGTAGCAAAGGAGCCTGCTTCTAGTTGAGCGCCCCAGAGAAACACCCCGCTGGTGCCGTCGCCAGTGTATCCAGTTGCACCAGCATTGATGCACGGCCCAAAATAAAGACCGTCGCTTGCAGTTGCGGTTCTGCTTAAAGAGCATCTATACCAACCACCGCCAACAGATGTAATGACCCCAGCGCCGCTAATAACAGTGCCGGCAGACAAATCAAAATATGACACAACAACGCCATCTGTTGCGTTGAAAAAGTAAATGTATGCTTTCGTTCTTTCAGCGGCTTTAAAGTAAATAGATGCAGTTTTACTGCCTGTCCCCAAACCACTTTGAACAACCAAATGTTCTGCAAACGCCGTGTTTTCGACTAGTTTATCCGCTGTTGTAGTTGCGTCAGGTGCGGTAGTCGCATTCGCGGTAATGGATGCGTTGCCCTTTGTCCACGCCGCATTGCTGAAGTCCTCGCTGTACGTCAGCAAATTCGTCGACTGTTGCTCAATCAGCAGCCCGTTAGCCGCCAGCGTCGTCGGGTTGTAGTCAAACCTCGGCCCGTAGTAGGCCGTGCTGGTGGGCGCTGCTTGCGGGTTGTAGACGTATGGGTCCACGCTGGCGCTGTTGCTGAGCTGGGCTCCCCAGATGTAAATGCCACTGGTGCCGTCGCCGGTGTAGGAAGTTACGTTGTCGGCAGTTGCGGAATAAATGACGCAAGATTTAGATCCCGCGACCGTTACAGACCGTGCAACCGAACAGCGATACCAGCCGCCACCAACTGATTGAATTGCACCTGTCAGACCCGCCTCAACCGTTCCAACAGCGCCTGTAGACAGGTTAAACCAAGCCTGTAAACCATCAAAAGCGAGCGACACAAATGAGCGTTCAGCAGCCTTTACGTAAACAGACATTACATTCGGAGCAGCCGCAGCCGTTGCGGCTTGCAAGATGTAATGCGAAGACGCAGCCGTGTTCTCAACCAAC